TTATTTACTAAAGATATTTTCAACGCTTTTGGCAGCATTATTTCGCATTTCTTGTGAATAGTGAATATAGGTATTAATCACTGTATTTAGTCCATCTCCTAATAAGCTGGCTACGGTTTGCATATCAACTCCATTAGCTAGTAGAGAGGTAGCATAGGTATGCCTAAACATATGAATTGTTTTATCTTGTAGATACCTACTTATAATATAATTCACTCGTGATGTACTGCTATTCTTGAAATCGAATATGCGACCAGTTTTATTACTGTTAATACTATTTAACTCATCTATTAGTATTTGAGGTATAGGAATAGTCCTAATACTGTTAACGCTTTTAGGTGTTTTAAAGCCGTGTTCATGATCCGTCTTGCGAGACCACTGTTTATTAATAGAAATTGTTTTGTTGTTGAAGTCTATATCTTCCCAACATAAACCGACTATTTCACCATAGCGTGCTCCAGTATAGCGAGCGATACAGCATACGAGATAATAAATAGGGTATTTATCTTTAATGTTATTAAATAGTTTATCCATATCTTCGTTGCTAATCGTATTAACATCGCTATTTGACGCTTTTTTATACTTCTTAATGCTAGTACATGGATTATCTCTAATAAGCCTGTACGGAGATATAGCATGCTTAAATATAGCTTTTAATAATACAATGCAAAGGTTCTTACTTGCTGCAGATTTATTAGAGTTAACTAATACGTTCATAATATCCTTGTGGTTAATATCCTTAATCATCATATTATGAAGTTTTGTACAGTCTTTATATATTATATTATCGTATGTTCTGCGTGAGTTGATTGACAGCTCGTGCTTTTCATTCATGTAAACCGAATAGAATTCTATGAACGTTATATCCTGCATTGTATCGTCAAGCGGTGATATGACGTTCTTTTTTATTTCATCTAAAATCTGCTCGCCATATGCCTTGGCTTCACGTTGTGTATTGAAACCTTGCTTTGACTTTTGCTTCCAGGTACGACCTATTTTATATCCGACAATAATTTGATAGCCCTTATCTTTCTTTCTGACGGTAAAGTTATATTGCATCGTCGCTACCTATATATATTAATTTCTTCTTATTTGATGATGTGAGCATAACGCTTTGTAGAGTGGTAGATAACATTAAAGGGATAGCGTTAAATATATCCTCTTTTGTACCTGTTAACCATATAGCGCCATCGTCTAATTGTAATTGAATTTTATACTTGCGACCGGTTAGCTTAACTCTACCAATTTCAAAATCAATAGTGCCATCACATAGACGATACATTTCATGATTGAAACCTGGTTGAATTGCTTTTATTGTGTTAAAGAATTCTTGTTCTAGTACATTGAAATCGTTCATAAGATACTCTCCGCTATAAGAATTATGTTTATATACCATGTCTCATGCTTTCAATGAAGTTCACGTGCTTTTCCGAATCGTGGTCCCTGTTCACGATATGTAATAGCTCGTGCATGTATGTTGCTCGTTGCTGGTGGTAGGAATGTTTAGGGTTAAGAACTATGGTATAACTATCATCTTCATTCTTCCTAGCAAAGCCACCACACGTTAAAGGTAAATCGTTACTATAAATCGTATTAATCACTACTAATCATCTCCCTATATAGTTAGTGTTATTCGTCGCCTCGTTCACGTTGTAAAAGCGATTTTGTGATATTTATAATAGCTTTCATATCTTGCTTTGATAAATTGCGTTTAGCATCTAACAGTATTCGCAACTCAGGATCGTTTTTAATCTGCTCGGCGAGTTCCGCAACTTCTGTATCGTAATAATAACTATCATTTGTAGTATTACTATCTTTACCGGTAATTATGTAATCGGTAGACACTCCATAGATAGTGGCGAACTTTTCGATTAAGTCAGCACTAGGGGAACGTAAATCTTTCTCCCACATAGATATAGCGGATTTAGATACCTGCAATTTACGTCCTATTTCTTCGCCTGTGTAATTGTGCTTTAGTCGCAGCTCTTTTAGCCTCGCTCCCATAGTTTTCATTTTGTATACCTCCATGGTTTGATTATATATAATTGTAAACAAATTGTAAAATCACAATATGTGGAATTTATAAATCTTTTACTTGATTGTTTACAAATTGTATACTACAATACAGTTATAAGGTAGTTAACATAATGTAAACGAGGAGGGATATAATGAAGCAAGAAAAGTTGATTAAACTGAGACATGCGCTAGGGTTTAGTCAACAAGAATTAGCCAATGTGTTAGGCATTACAAAAGGCGCTTATAGTTTAAAGGAGAATGGAAGAAGAAACTTTAATCAACGTGAAATAGGACTTATATTTACTGAGTTTAATAAAGTAGATGCAAGCCTAAACATGCAAGATATTTTTTTATCATAAAAGTTCACAATATGTGGAAAGGATATGTATATGAAAAATGAGTTTTGGCAATTCGTTTCAGACGAAGAAGTTGTGAAAATGTATGAACGATACGGATTAATTATTGTAACTAACTGGGGTGAAAGCAAAAAAGATTTCTTGAAGTTGATAGTGCGATTTGAAAACGCAGTAGTAAACATTATGAACAACGTTGAAGCAACAACTAAAGAGCGTTGGATATTGGTTTCATTCTTAAATCGTTGCTACGAAATTAAAGCATTATTAGGTATTTGATTATGGATCTTGTCTATACAGTAAATGAAGTTGCTGAACTGTTAAAAGTAACACCACAAACGATATATGAATTAAGGAATAGCGGTAAATTACCGGCAATAAAGAATATTGGTAGAGTGTTATTTAATGTAAAGGATGTGTACGCATTCATAGGCATTGAAGATGAGTTCACACCTTACAACTATCGGCAACTTAAATTAGAAAATAAAAAACTCGCCACAGAAAATGACGAGTTAAAGCAAAAAATCAGAAAAGCAACTAGCGAAATGTTGGTGCTAGTTAACGAAATCTGAAAGGAGGTGAAACAGATGAAATGGGTATCGGCGATGTTATGTATCACATCATACGGAATTATTGAAGGCTCTGATGTACAAGGTTACGAATTAACTTCTGCCACATGGACTTTATTAATCGTATCTGTTATCGCAGCTATTAGCATTATGTTCCATGAACTAAAAAAGGACGTCCACTAACTGGCATTAGTAGAACGTCCAAAGGTAAAATAACCAATTTGATTATATCACAAATTTAACTTTCGAAAAGGAGTAACATCATGAACCAATTTTCAATTGAATTTAAAAGCCCTAAAGATCTTGCAAAGAAAATCGCAGAATACAATGAATTAATGAATGGAAAGCCTGAACCAATAATTATTGAGCATAAAGAACCGGTTAAAGTAGTTGAGGTGGTAACTGCCACTAAAGCCGAAGTCAAACCTGAACCAGTTAAAGATGTAGTAGAAAAACAAGTTGAAGTAGAAGAACCTAAAAAAACAACTCCTGGTGCTAAGGTTGAAAACGTATCTATCGAGCCTGACGATGTACCTGTTACTGATTTTGACGGCAACGAAATTAATCAACCTACAGAAGAATTGTCTATTGATGAAGTTGAAGTATTTGACCCTAAAGAGTTTTGGAATGAGTTCAAAACGTGGATGGGTAGCGATAAAGAACGAGCTATGGCAGCCCTTAAAATCTTCCAAAGTAACGGCGTAGATAAACCTACATCTACAGCGTTAACTGATGCAATCGTTAACGAATTAAAAGAATTGATGAAATAAGAGATAGGAGAACCACAATGGCATACGTTAATGATTTTAAAAGAGTAGTTGATAATGTAGTACCTCAAATCGAGGTGCTACGCAAAGCGATGGAACTCGATCCTGAAAACACAATTGAATATCAAAGGGCTATTGATTTTTGCGAAACTAATCAAACTGTATCACAGACAATAATCAATGCTATCAAACTTGTCGAAAAAGACAGCAAAAAAACAGAAGATGAACAGAAGAAAGACAGTAGCGAGACAGTAGATAAACAAAAATCTACTAAAGCTAAGAAAGCCTCTAAACCAGCTCCAACTGTTGAAGAACCTCCTAAAGAGGAAGATACGTCCGGTGATGTATTTGATATGTTTGGTGATTAATAGGCGGTGATATAGTATGGAGTATTTAAACTATATAAACATTCCTAAAATGTTTGACTCTATCGTTTTAGAAACGCAATGGAGTTGCGACTATACAACTATATATCATTTTGATTGTGGCCACACGTTCGGTGGCCAATGGGATAGAAAATATAACTATTTTAACGGCTACACAACGGCATCAAAATATTATACATGCCCTAAATGTGGTGTTCATTCATCGCCTGATGTGCATAAGGTTTTCTCCTCTCATAGTGAGGAGAAAATTTACCCAATATCAATGCTTATTGAGGTGATTAATTATAAGCATTTTCTTGATTTAAGAATTAAGTATCGTGGAATCCAGTTATTTATGAATGGTACTAAAAGCGAAGAAAAGACATATTGTGAAACTATGCGATATGACTTTAAGAAAAAATGTGCAATATTCATCGACCGTGATAGAAATCGACATGAAATATCTATTGCGTATTTACGAGGTGATGGATACGAAGAATACGGTATTATGCCAGTGTTAACTTATCTAGGTAGTTCATATGCTGTTCATAGCATTAATAAAAAGCGTTTGAATGAAGTATTTAAAACGTTAAGAACTGCATTTGAAAAGAGGTTAGGAGAAACATACGGCTTTAAATCAAAAGGAGTATATATTCCTCCAGGTGTTAACGAAGAGGGTGGCTACTTCTCAACTATGCTCATTAATATGGCTTTTAAAATAGCAGCACCTGACATGCCATCTATTACAAAGATAATAGAAAGCACTAACCGTTGGAGCGATAACTATTGTCTTAAACATCATATTCCATTTAGTGATTGTGTATTTGAGGACACAAAAAAAGGTATGAACTTTGTTCAATCTTTAATGAAACAATATCACTCCCCAAATTCAAGATCATTAAGAAAAGCTATGAGTACAGACATCATGGCAGTTAATATGACGAACGTATTAAATCTATTTAAAGATGAGAACATTCGCAGAACTATATTAACCCTAGATAGGACTAGCGTTGAATTAATGAACTCACCACATTATAGAAGCCCTTATACAGGAAAGGTATTAACCGCTAAAAGTATTAGAGATGCAATGGCTGTTACTACTCAACTGGTTAAGGATATGTGGTCTAAATTAATTCAAAGGTATAGTGAAACTGGCGTTCTTAATTATTTATTAAGTGCTGATTATTCTGAAGTTAAAGATATACCAAATATGTATTTAGATTTAAAGCCTAAATACAGGGAGCTGGTGTGGAGTCAACCATGCAAGTTAAAGAAGTTCCATGATTTGTTAGTGAATATCTACAATAAGCAAGAATATGGTGATGTAAATCTACCTATGATTGAAAAACTTAACGCAGATATTGACGGTATGCATTTCATGATACCTAAGACAGCAGCCGACCTATTAAACGTTGGTAAATCATTAAATAATTGTGTTGGTTCATATAAGGACAGAGTAATGAAAGGATCTGTAGCTATTGTGGTAGTAACCGACGATGCTATGAAACCAATTGCATGTCTGGAGCTTAATAAGAATGGCAAAAACAAATTCGCTAAACTCGTACAGGCAAAGCTATTTGCTAATAAGCGAGTATCAGAAAATGAACAGATTAATACAGCTGTTATGAAATGGGCTAATCAGTTAAAGATACAGCCCCATACAGTAGATATAGAAGCACATGTCAGTTAAGGGAGATAAGAAATGAAACTATTAAAGCTATCGCTTACTAATTTTAAAAGCATCCGTCAATCTAGTTTTGAATTTGACGGAGAAAATAAAATCATCTTTGGTGATAATGCGACAGGTAAAACAACGGTATTCGACAGTATGTGCTGGCTGTTGTTTGGTAAAGACAGCCTAGACCGTAGCGACTTTGAAATTAAAACTCTTGTTAACGGCGAGCCAATTCACAAAGTTAATCATGAAGTTGAAGGTGAATTCAGTAACGATGATGGAACACAATTCACGTTAAAGCGTGTATATCGTGAAAAGTATAGTAACCCTCGTGGTGGTGATACAAAACTTACAGGCCACACTACCGATTATTTCATTAATGATGTACCTGTTAAAGAAAAAGAATATAAGGCTTATATCAACAACCTAATTAGTGATGATGTATTTAAACTCATAACGAACCCTTTATATTTCAATGAGCAGTACAGCTGGCAAAACAGACGCAAATTACTGCTCGAAATGTGTGGCGATGTTGATGATGAAACAGTAATTCGTAATCATGGCGAACTACGAAAATTATTATCTATTCTTAATGGCCGTACTGTTGAAGAACATAAAAAAATAGTTGCTGCTAAAAAAGCAGCTATTAATAAAGAACTCGATATGATACCGGTACGAATCGATGAGGCCATTCGTAATAAACCGGAGGTGCAGTCAGACAAAGATAAATTAAAAGCTGATATTGAAACGTTTAACACTGGTATTAATCAACTTGAAGAGGAAGCTGCTGTTATTAAGAACGGCCTAAAAGAAACCGAGGTTAAGTCTAAAATTCGTAGTATTAAGCGTACAATCGATGAAAGACGTAACCAGGTATTATCTGACTATGATAAAGAGAAAACTCGCTTACGTAGTGAATATGAGTTTGCATTAAAGAAATTAAAGTCTATTGAACAAGAACGAGATAGACTTGCGGATCATAACTACGAAACAGGTAGAGACATTGAACGTGAAAATAAGCGAATTGAAAAGTTAAAAGAAGAATTTAACGTTTTTAACGCTCAAGAATTTGACGATGTGAACTGCCCTACATGTGGTCAGCCGTATCCTGATGATAAAAGAGAAGACCTAAAAGAAGCCTTTAATATGCAAAAGGCTACTAACCTTGAGGAATGGCAAAAGTTAATTGATGGTGCAGAGAACATGAAACGTTCTTACATCGAACAAGAAGAAATCGTTGCTGTTAAAATTGATGGCTTAACGAATCAAGTTGAAGAACAACAACAAGACTATGAGCGTAAATTTAAGGCCTATGAGGAACTAGAACAGCCTGATATTAATAAAGATTCTATATATATGGATCTACAAGCACAACTATTTTTATTAGAGTCCGAACTTGATGATACAGATACAACCAATTCCTATAAAGCTATCAATAAGGACATCGATGAGATGAAAGCTAAACGCACTCAACTCGTTGATGAACTTAATAAGCATGAGTTGATTGAAACTATCGATGAACGAGTTAAGGAACTGGAACGAAAACAGCAACAGCTGGCCAATGATAAGAATGAGCTAGATGAAGCCATGTTCCTTATGGATGAATTTATAAAAGCAAAAGTTGATATGTTAGAACAATCTATCAACAGCCACTTTGAATACGCTCGTTTTAAAATGTTCAACGTGCTAGTCAATGGAAATATTGAAGAGTGCTGCGAGACCACTTATAAAGGTGTTCCTTACCGTAGCATGAATAATGCTGCTCGTATGAACGTAGGGCTCGACATTATTAATGCGTTAACTAAATTCTATAACGTTACTGCACCTGTATTTATAGACAATGCTGAGGCGGTAACTAACTTTATACATTGTCATAGTCAAGTAATTCAATTATTCGTAGACGCAACATTCAAAGAATTAACGGTTGCATAGGAGGTTTAGTATGGCAAACGAAATCACAACAAAGAAAAATGAAGTATCCGCTAATTTTAACTCGGTAGCTAGCTTTGAACTATTACAACGGCAGGCAAAAATGTTCAATGAATCTAGCTTGGTACCTGATAATTTTAGAGGCCCTCAAAATTTTGGTAATGCTTGTATTGCATTAGAAATGGCGGTTCGCATTAATGCTAGTCCGTTAATGGTAATGCAAAATCTATATGTAGTGTACGGCAACCCTAGTTGGTCCTCTAAATTCTTAATTGCTACATTTAATCAATGCGGTAGATTTGAAGCTATTAAATATAAAGAAACTGGTAAAAAAGGAACCGATAGCCAAGGTGTTGTCGCTTATACTCGAGAAAAAGGAAGCGACGAAATTATAGCAGGCCCTGAAGTAACCATCGCGATTGCTAAAGCAGAAGGTTGGTATGACAAAAAAGGTAGTAAATGGAAAACAATGCCAGACCAAATGCTACGTTATAGGGCTGCAGCTTGGTTGATCCGTACAACTGCACCTGAAATTTCTATGGGGTTACCAACAGCTGATGAAGCTATCGATGTTGAAGGTAATGTCAGCGATGTATTAGATAATGCAATTACAACTATCGAACACAACGCAAATGTAGAAGTTATAGATATTGAACCTGGTACATCAGAATTTATTGATAAAGATACTGGCGAAGTATTAAACGCAAATGAGATGTTCGGTGAATGATTAGTGTTGAATGTTTCGGTAGTAGCTCCTTAGGGAACTGCTACCGACTAAAATCAAGCGTAAACGGCGATGAAATATTGGTTGATATAGGTTTACCATTTAAAAATATTCAAAGAGCTTGTAGATATAATTTCATGCATTTAAACGGTATTCTAATAACTCACCAACACGGCGACCACTCAAGGTCGGTCAGCGATTGGTTACAGTTAGGCCATAAAGTGTATATGACAAAAGATACTGCACAAGCTGTTCATGCGTTAGACGCTCGAACATGGATAGAGATTAAGCCTAAAACAGCTGTTAAAGTTGGTATATTTACAGTTTTGCCTTTCGAGTTAGAACACGATGTGCCTAATGTTGGTTTTTTAATCACCGACGGAGAAGAAAAACTTTTATACATCACTGATACTTATTATTGCCGTTACACATTTAAGGGGGTGGATCACATCCTCGTAGAGTGTAATCATTCTTACGAAATATTAAAGAATAGAGTGTATGATGATGAACTATCTAAACAACGTATGGAAAGGTTAGTTAAATCACATTTTGCACTCGAAAATGTAATTAAATTTCTACAATTAATGGACTTATCGAAGTGTAAAGATATACACCTTATCCATTTATCAAACGAGAACTCCAATGAAGCTGAATTTAAAAAAGCGGTACAAGCAGCCACAGGGAAGCTGGTAATTGTACATCAAGAAAAGGGGTGATATTGTGCGAGTTAAATTTGATGTGTTTATCAAAGCGTTAGAGGATAAACATTTAACACTTATGGAATTTTCGAATCAGTCGCAAACCGTTCCAAAGTCTTTAGTCTTGTACCTTTCAGGGAAACCAATCGCATTTGATAAAAAGCGGTTTACCTGGTGTAAAGTACTGGGGTTAAATCATGATGAATTGTTCTATTAGGGGGTAACAATGGCAAAGGATCAACCATATTATTTTAGCCACGATGTTAACGCTAGTACTGACCCTAAAATAGTTGCAATGATGTCAGAGTATGGGACTATTTCATATGCCTGGTGGTGGTTGTTAATTGAAAAGCTAGCCATTTCAGAAGACTATAAATTACCTTTTAAGAAATATACCTTCATTGCGTTAGATAAAGAATTAGGAATGAATACTGAAAATGAACGACCGTTGAACGAAAATGAACGACCGTTGAACGAAAATGAACGACCGTTGAACGAAAATGAACGCAACTTTTTTTGTTCAAATAAATCGTTTTTGTTTATAAATTCGTTAATTTCAAATTTCGAACTTTTAGAATGTGATGATAAATACTTTTGGTCTCCGAGTTTAGTTCGACGTCAAGAAGAGCGAAAAAGTAAATACGAAAAAAAGCAGGAACAACGTAGGTTAGCAGGCATTAAAAGCGGTGAAGCTCGTCGCAAAAAGGAACAAAATCGAACGACCGTTGAACAAAATCGAACGACCGTTGAACAAAACGAACAAAAGAAAAGAAAAGAAAAGAATAATGATTCATATTCATATTCATATGGGGACGCGCGCGAAAACGAAAATTCTGAAAATGTGTTAACCATGTTTGATGAAAATTCTAACAAACAAGATCCGTATAAAAACGTGTTCAAAATTTATATGAATGACGTTGGTGAAATTTCGTCTATCACAAAAGAGAAACTAGAATACCTGGTTAATGATTTTGGTGAAGATGAAGTTATCACGGCTATTAGTAAAGCTAGTAAAGCAGGAAAAGCTAGCATTGCATACATTACAGCAATATTGAACAACAAGATAAGAGAGGAGGCTGCAAATGGAGCAAATAAACGTAGTGGCGGAACTCGAAAGGCTAAAACAAAAGCAGATGATACCGAAATCGACTGGTCCAAAGAGACCGCAGACTGGTTATGAGTGTTATCAACCTGTATATACTCCGCCTGTTGTAGTTGAAAAAAATGTTAATCTATCAGTTTATGGCATTAAAGACAAATACAAGACCATGACATTTAATAAGTTAAAGGCGTATGGAGCACCTACTAAAGATAGAGAAACATATAGCAAAGCCTTTAAGTACGCAGAACATATTCGCGACCATATCAGTAAGGGTAACGGCTTAATATTGTTAGGCCCTGTTGGTACTGGTAAAACGTCGCTGGCTATAAGCATTTTACGAAAAGCGATTGATGAGGGATATAATGGCTACCTTATCTCGATGATGAGCTTGCTCGACACCTTGCTCTCATTAAGTAAAGGGGAAACTAGCGATTATATTCGTTTTGAAAATCGTATTCGTAACACGCCTTTATTAGTCCTCGATGACTTTGGAGCTGAATATAAAAACAAATGGGTTGCTAACAAGGTGGACTCAATCATAGCGGATAGGGTTGAGTCTTGCAAAGCAACAATCATTACAACGAATTTAACTATGAAACAGATACAACAAGGTTATGACAGCCGTATCTATGACAGGTTAAAAGGTTCATCGTTTGTCTTACTGCTAAGAGGTGAGTCAAAACGAAAACCTTTAAGTGATAGCGAAATTTAATTATTCGCTCTGTATGGTGATTTAATATGTGTAACGATAAAACACTCATGAAAAGAATTACACATATCAAATTGAGCCTTATTCATAGCTTAAATTAGAAAATTAAATCGTAAATATATGTGAGGTGATAATTTCAAATGAGTAGTCTTGTAATTTATGGTCGACCAACAACTAAAAAAAATAGTTCGCGTATTGTGTATCACGGAAAATATCCTCGAGTCTTACCATCAAAAGCATTTTGTGATTATGAAAAAGACAGCTTAAAACAGCTTCAATTCTTCAGAAAACGCGCATATATATCTGGTCCGGTTATAGTTAGGTGCCGCTATTACATGCCTAATGAACGTTCTTGGCCTGATTTGGTCGGCCTGTTACAAGCTACAAGTGATATATTAACCACTGCAAAAATTATCGATGATGATATGTGGATCGTTAACTATGACGGCTCGCAAATCGTTGGTGTTGATAAATACAACCCTCGAACAGAAATTGAGATTGTAAAAGCAGAAAACCATCACATATTGCACGATATATGGGGGAGGAGAAATAAATGACATTTGTCTTTTTCTTGATAGGGTTAATTGCTGGAGCCTGTATAGGAATTATTACAACGTGCTTATTAATAATTGCTAAATATTCCGACGAGAGGAAATATCATGAATAATATCCCGCAGTTTTTAGAACATTTGCCGATATGAAAAGTAAATTCATTAGATAAAGTGAAACCGAAAAATGTTAAACCAGTAAAAGCACATCAATATGATGTAGCTGATAGAATACCTAATCATTTTGTTGAAAAGATATGTCCAGTATGTGGCACATCATACAAAGTTGAATATAGACTTAGAAACATAAATAAAACATGTAGCGGTTCATGTGGTCAAAAAATGCGAATGGCAAGAAAAGAACCTGATACATGGATTGAGGACGCTATCAAGTTACGAAAACAAGGCCTTAAATTAAGTGCTATCGCTGAACAGGTTGATAGGTCAACAAGTACAGTATGGAGTCATTTAAAGAAAAGGGGATTTAAATAACATGCAAAAATATAAAATTACAGGATATGCAAAAATTGGATTTGAAAAAATCGTAGAGTGTGAAAGTTTTGAAATGGCTAACCAACTAGCCGAATTAATCGAACGTGCTACCGATGTAGATGATGGTGATATGGATGATTGGATTGATGAAGTAGAGGTTGAAGAAGTTGAAGAATTAGAGGAATAAAAATGTTAGTTAAAGATGAGACAAAATATTGCTGGGTAGATGGTGAAATAGCAGGAGATCCATAAAGCAGTATTAAAGATGCTATTGAAGATTACTTGGAATATATCAGTGACTATTCTGATATAGATAGTAGTAATTATGTTGGAAATTACTCGACTTTTGAAAAAGTATATATCGGCCACCCTAGTTACTATACAGCTGATATTGATGGCGAACAAGTAACATGGCAAGTAGCAGATGATGCAAATAGTTATTTAGAGGAACATTGCTGTTCCTATTTAGATTTCATTGAAGATGAACATTTAGAAGAATTATCCAAAGAATTATCTGATGTGTTTAGAAAATGGGAAAAACGTTATGGCTATGAGTGTAATGCGTATATCGTTGAAGAACCAAAGATATATCGCATTAGTGATTACATCGACAAATATGGGAATTGATTATGAAAGTACCATGTAAGGGATGTGAATTTCGAGAAATAGCATGTCATGTAACATGCCCTATGTATCGAATATACATCAAGAGGTAAAGTTTGTAGAAAACCTTAATGTAAGGAAAGTTGAACGGAATAAGAAAGCAACTAAATTTGTACAAGAGTTATTCTTTAATACCATTATGGGTGTATCTTTGGTAGCTTTGATATTTGGTTTTGTAATTTTGATTAAAGTATTGATTGGATAAGATATAGGCGGTGAAATATCCGCCTTATCATAAGAGGTGAGTAAAATGCCAAATTGGTGTGAAGGTTGGGTTAAGTTCAGAGGCCCAAAAGAAAATTTAATGAAGTTTATTGAATCTGAGTTCAATGGAGCGCATCCTGTGTTTGATGAGAGATTTGGAGAATTAATTCCAAATATTCTTACGAGGTCTACCTTCTTAAAATCATTGAGAAGAGCATATATTGGGGATAATGATCTTGCTGATTCAAATGGTGGCATCTGTTTTTATGATAATGGTATAGGTGTATTTATTGCCAAAATAAACCATGCATGGAGTGTTGAGGGGCAAGGGTATTCGGAACTTGCTAAGGAATACGAGTTGGATATCAGAGGGAAATGTTACGAGTGCGGAATGGAGTTCGCAGAAGAGTTTGAGTATAACTCAAATGGCGATGAACTTCTTTTTGAGGTGCATGAATTTAAAGATTACACATGGGAATGTGAATGTCCGATATTAGGTGGTTGATATGACGGTTTATAGCGGATGCGTTATACATTCTGATTATTTTATAGATGTACACAAAACAAAAGAAAGTGCTATTGAATTTCTTAAAAAGCTAGCTTATGAAAGTGATGAAAAGCGGTTTATTGTTGGAGTGGCTGTAAAAAAGAATGGAGAAATAGAATTGGAATTTCCAGAGTTGTATCAATATAGTGAAACAAGAAAGAAGTGGTTTAGAGTATGAATAACAAACAATTTACAGATGAACTATTCAGACGCATGTATGATCTAGGCTTTAGAAAAGCAGAAATTGAAGATGATGTATTATTCTTTTTTTGCGATGAAAGGGAATTTTTAAACCCTTTCTTGCCACGTGTGATGGTAGCTAGTACATGCTTTGAGGAAAAAGACCAGTTGATTGATATTGCAGAATATCTAGGTATTGTTGATTGGTCAAAAGTGGCGGTTGATACACCTATATTGGTTAGAGATTCCAATGAAAGTAAATGGACGAAACGATATTTTGCACTTTTTGAGGAGGGTTTAATATATGCTTTTGAAAGCGGTGCAACATCTTGGAGTGTTGAAAATAATAGAAGAGTAGTACCTTGGAAATATGCAAAATTAGCAGGTGATAGAGCATGAATAAATACTTGATTACATTCGAGAGTGATAATTATGAAAGGACTACGAGCGTAAGTTGGATTTTAGAACATTAAATTAGATGAAAAGGGGAATTAAATAAATGAACGAAAATCAATTTGAACGTGTAACAGGATATGAAGATGCTGATTTACCTGAACGAAAAACAGAATATGCAGCAGGATATGATGTTAAACCTTATGAGACTGGCGTCGTATTACCGCATCAAACAAAACTCATTCCTACTGGCATTAAATGCAGATTGAACTACGATGAACATATTCAATTACATTTAAGATCTAGTGTGGGTATTAATAACGATGTCATGCTTGCTAATGGTACAGGCATTATCGATGCTGACTACTATAACAATGATGATAATGAAGGACATATCATGATACCTATTAGAAATTTAGGTGATGAACCTTTTTATTATAAAGCTAGTGAACGCTTGGCACAGTTGATTATTATGCCGTATAGAGTGGTTAATAAAGATACTGCTACTGCAAAGCGTACTGGTGGGTTTGGCAGCACTAAAAAATAAGGAATATTGTGTTCTCGTTAAAGGGGTTAGTATGGAGAAAATTACTAAAGAAATACAGCGCAGAAAAGCTAGGGAGTATATTATGCGCATCAATGACTATTACCTAGAAGAACAAGCGTTACATGCACAACTAGAACTTTTACAAAAACGAATGGGACCAGCTGGTTTACCTAAAAGCTCTCTAGGGGATAGCGTAGGCGGTGGCGGTGAAGTAAGTATCATGGAACAGTTTCATCAACTTACTAAACTTAAATCGAGTATTTTCGATTTAAAAGAAAAGGCGGTCGAGTGCGAACTCGATGTGATGAGGTGCATTTTTAACATAAGCGACCCTAAATATAGAGCCGTACTTACTGAACGATACATTAATAGGCGTGATATTTACGCTATATCGCTAATTTACAAAAGTTTAGGCATGCCGAACAACTCAATCAATTACATCAAAAGACTACTCCGTAGAGCGGAAGAAGCGTTCTACGAAAAAAATTTGAAATAATTCTCGTGGCCTGATGTTTACCATAAGAATATAGATAATCACTGCATTAATACATGGTGGGGTGCACCTAATTGCACCTATATTAACGCTATGTGAACGAAATTTGCACCAGGTGCACCTAAAATGCTATTGAGTGCACCCTATTGACAGTGGTATCATATAGATGTCAACAAAAGGCGAATTGCCAAAATGTGGACTTTCACTCTCTTATAAACTGAAAACATCTACGCAAAAGGAGCACCTTTACTCATGGGGTGCTCTTTTTGTATGTAAAAATAAAGAAAGGAGTTAGGATATGGAGATTGTAAATATTGCAGTAGATAAACTCGTGCCATACGAAAATAACCCTCGTAACAATACAGAAGCTATTCAATATGTAGCGAACTCTATCAAAGAGTTTGGGTTCAAGGTACCTCTTGTAATTGATAGCGATAACATCGTTATATGCGGTCATACTCGCTTATTAGCTGCTAAACAGTTAGGGCTTAAAGATATTCCGTGTGTTGTTGCTGATGATCTTACCGATGAGCAGATTAAAGCGTTTAGGTTGGCTGACAATAAAGTTGGTGAGATTGCTACATGGGACTTGAGTGCTTTAGTTGATGAATTAAAAGATATTAATTTTCTCGACATGGAAGATTTTGGTTTCTTAAATGCAGATGAGTTAAGAACAGATTTCTTTGATGAAGAAGAAGCACAGCAAGATAAAGACGATAAACCAGCACAAGAAGATAACGGAAAAGTTATCAAGGTTGTATGTGATGATGAAAACTATCAACAACTTATCGATTATTTAGACGCTAATTTATTTGTGTATGAGGTGTAATATGGATAGTTTTATTGTATGTAATGTAACCGTAGAAGGCTTTCATTACTGGAGAAATGCACCTGTTAAATATGGATATTTAAGAAATAACCATCGACATATGTTCAATATTGAATTACATATCCCTGTTGTAGAACTTAATCGTGAAATTGAGTTCATCGATGAACAACGAGTTATTAAAGACCATATTTTAAAAGAATTTGGCGATAGCTTAGGATATGCACAATTTGAAGGTATGTCATGTGAACATATTGCTGAATGGCTTATGGCGAAATATCCAACAGCAACTTATTGCAAAGTAATTGAAGATACAAACGGAGGTGCCGTTCTTGTTCGGAAACAATATCAAAATCCATTTTGCTGGTTCCGATAATGTGTTTAGTGCCAACGCAGCACTTAAAATAGCAGAAGTTAACTATCGACTATATACTTGTTATCCTTTCATCGTAAATAAAAAAGTAACTGATGATTTACGATTAAAGCCGGATGCGCCATTACTCAATAACGGACTGCAATTTAAACATACAATTCAAGATAGCGGTTTGTTCACTTTGATGTTTGGTGCAGCTAAAGACCGAAAACTAACATATGACGATTTAGTTGATTGGCAAGATAAACTTATGAAGTTTACAGTAACAAACAATTTGAATTCAACTTGTGTTGAGGTTGACTGTCAAAAGGTATTATCACCGGAAGATGCATGGAAATTACGCTATAGGATGCGTGAAAAGCTACCTAATAGACAAATCAACGTATTTCACAAAGAGGATGGCCGTAAAGGGTTAGACCGCTTAATTGAATTTGCCGAGTATATCGCGATTAGTGTTCCTGAGTTGCGTATCACTAACCCTAAAACATTTAGAGAAGATACGCATAGACTAGCATGGTACATTAAGAATAAAAAGCCTGAAATTGACATTCACTTATTAGGCTGTACGGATCTTAAAATGCTAAAACAAAATAAGTTTTGTACCTCAGCAGATAGTACATCGTGGCTAGCACCTTTACAGTTTGGCATTAGCCGAACGTCAAAAGGCAATATGCACATTAACTATCACAATAAAGAAATTAGACAACAATATATGGAGCAAGCTCGGCTGTTTGGGGTAAAAGAAAAATCGTTACCTAGAACAGCCGATTGTGCTATATCGGCGTTATTAAACAAATTAGACTATCAAAGCGTAGCAGGTAGTCAAGATTAGGAGGAAATATATGTATTATGTATCAAAAAGAATGGAGATTGCAGGTAGTCATAGATTAAATTTAGACTATGAAAGCAAATGTCAAAACCTGCACGGCCATAATTGGATAGTAACTGTATTTATGAAAGGTGAAAAACTAAATCATAATGGAATGATTATGGACTTTACTCATATTAAAAAAGCTATTCATGACCGCTTAGACCATAACCATATTAATGATGTAGTAGGTGATTTAAACCCTACAGCAGAAAACATGGCTAAGTGGATATGCGACCAGTTAGGTAAATACTGTTATAAAGTATCTGTACAAGAAAGCGAAGGGAATATTGCAACATATGAACGTGATTGAAATATTTAGTAGTATCGAAGGCGAAGGAACACGAGCTGGTGAATTATGTACATTTATTCGACTAGCTGAATGTAACTTACGTTGCTCTTACTGCGATACCGAATACAGCTTTACTGGTGGTAAAGAAATGACTGTTGAAGAAATTATGCAAGTAGTCGATGGTTATGGAAATGTAAATGTAACTATCACAGGTGGTGAGCCGCTATTACAAGATTTAACGGAACTGCTTAATGCTATGAATAAGTATTTTGTCAACATTGAAACTAACGGCAGTATTAATCCTGTACCTCTATATGGTGATTATACAAACGTTATTTTCACAGTTGACTATAAATGCCCATCTTCTAAGCAAGAGGAATTCATGAACAACGGCGAAGCGTTACAAGATTTAGAGGACTGCGATGTCATTAAATTCGTAGTCGGTAGTCTTGATGATCTTAATCGCATGCGTCAACTCATTAAAGAAAATGAGTTCAAAGCACAAGTTTATGTATCACCAGTTTTTGGCAAGATTGAACCTAAAGACATTGTTGACTATATGAAAACATATAACCTGCAAGGTGTTAGGTTGCAATTACAAATTCATAAGTTTATTTGGCCACCTGACATGAAAGGAGTGTAACTGTACGATGAATCAAGCCATGATTGAGCAAGGCATCAAACTCCTTTTGAAAGGGTTTGGTGAAAATTTAACACGTGAAGGCATTATTGAAACGCCTAAACGTGCTGCAAAAATGTATTTAGAACTGCTTGAAGGTATGAACTACACAAACCAGGAAATTGCCGAGATGTTTGGCAAGTCATTTGAGGTCAATACCTCTCAAATGGTTGTAGTGAAAGATATTGAAACGTTTTCCATGTGTGAACATCACCTAGCGTTAATGTACGATATGAATATTAGCGTAGGATATATTCCTAATGGCAAGGTGATTGGTTTGTCTAAAATTCCTCGCATTGCTGAAATGTGTTGTAAACGATTACAACTACAAGAAAAAATCGGTGAAGACATCGCCGAAGTTATTTCTATTGCTACTGGCAGTGAGGATGTAATTGTTCATATCACAGCGAAGCATAGTTGCGTGACAGCTCGCGGTATTAAATCGCGTGGATCTAATACAGTAACAACCACAAAAAAAGGTAGATTCACAAGTGATTATGACTTAACACGTGAATTCATTGATAGTTTGAAATGACAGTTATTAATTGCATTAAGCGTAAATGCTTAAACAATAGAAAAGGTCTATGCACAGCTAATTCTATTGAATATGATGGCTTATGCCAGTCATATATTACTCATACATATGCTAAAAAGCATGTGGGTGGTATGTGCATACGAGAACATGGAAAACTCAAACACAAATCAAATGAAGTACTTAAATAAGTATCGGTAGAGGGGCAGGTGGTGAGTATGTGAAGAACTATGAGGCAGCCGAGAAAGACTATAAGAAATTTATTCCTTATAAAGATATAGCCGAAAAGTACGGCGTATCAATCGAAACAGTTAAATCTTGGCGCAAGCGTCATGGTTGGAAACGTCCTAAGAAGAAGCCTGCACCAAAGAAAAAAGTAGGGGCTCCTATTGGTAATAAGAACGCACTAGGTAATAATGGCGGAGCACCGATAGGAAACCGAAACTCAGTTAAGCATGGTTTATTTGCGAAGTACTTGCCACTCGACATGATTGGTGTAATTGAAGACATTGAAACAATAACCCCTATAGAAATACTATGGGGGAATATTTGTATTAAATATGCTGCTATCATACGAGCACAAAAGATAATGTTCATCGAAAGTGAAAATGCAGACAAACAAATTGAAAGCGTTACTCAAACAGTTGAGGAAAGCGACCAGTTTGGGAACACTAAACGAATTGAAAAGCACGTTGACACAATCACAGCGGATATTCGTATGGAGAAGTTCCTTAAAGCACAATCAAGGGCGATGGACACTCTAGCTAGATTAATTAAGCAGTATGACGAGTTATGCCGAAGTGAATTAGCTACTGAAGAACAAAAGGCTCGTATTGCTAAACTTAAAAATGAAGTCGCTGTTATTAAACAACAAAAAGAAGATAATAAAATTATCGTTCCTATTATTGTAGGCGGTGATGAAATTGAAGACTAAAGATAATCAAGTAGTAGTTCATCTCCCTAGCGTTGTAGGAAAGCATTATGGCGAGTTTTGGCGATTTAAAGGGCGGTATAAAGCTGTAAAGGGAAGCCGTGCAAGCAAAAAATCTTCAACTCAATCACTCAAGGTTATTACTGAAATTATCGAAAACCCTAATATTAATTGGCTAGTTGTTCGCAAAGTTGAACGCACATTGCGTGATAGCTGTTATGCACAGCTTAAATGGGCTATACACCGCCTAAAGGTGGATAACTTTTTCAAGTGCAGTACATCACCGCTTGAAATTACCTACAAGCCGACTGGACAAAAAATATTATTCCGTGGCCTTGATGATCCTTTAAAGGTTACATCAATTACGGTTGAAGTTGGTTCGTTGTGTAGGTTATGGATAGAGGAAGCGTACGAAATAACCAGCGAGGAAGCGTTTGACCGACTAGATGAAAGTATTCGTGGCCAGCTACCAAAGGGAATGTATCATCAAGTAGTGTTAACATTTAACCCCTGGTCTGATAGACATTGGTTAAAGAAACGATTCTTTGACGAGCCTAGTAAAAATGTACTGGCGATGACTACTAATTACATGTGCAATGAGTTCTTGAGCGATGCTGACTTGATATTGTTTGAGGAAATGAAGAAGAACCCTCGACGATATAGAACCGCTGGTCTTGGTGAATGGGGTATCGTTGAAGGCCTTGTATATGAAAATTGGGAAGAGCGAGTATTTGATCCACATGAAATATCGATAAGGCCTAGTGTACGCTCCGCCTTTGGTATGGACTTTGGGTATGTCAACGACCCTAGTACGTTGTTTTGTGGACTGGTTGATACAGTCGCTCGTGAGATTTATGTCTTTGATGAAATGTACGAAAAGGGTATGAGCAATGAAGATATTTTGTCAAAAGTATCCGGAATGGGATATTCCAAAGAACGAATTAAAGCAGATAGCGCGGAACCTAAATCGATTGCGTATTTACGCAAGGCTGGCCTCACTAGAATTAGAGCAGCAAAAAAAGGACCTGACTCAATTCGTGCCGGCATTTCGATTATCCAGGACTATAAAATTATTATTCATCCTAGGTGTGTTAATTTCATTACAGAAATTAGTAATTACACATGGGATAAAGATAAGTTCGACAATGCTATAAATAAGCCTATAGATGATTTCAACCATTTAATGGACGCCATGCGTTACGCTATGGAAGAATTTGACGGCCGTAAAGGCGTTCGCATATTGAAATAAGGAAGGTGAAAGATTGGATATTGAATTAATTAAAAAGCTAATTAAAAAGCATATGCCTCGACATAGTGATGTTATCTCACAAATGATGGTATCTGAACGCTATTACATGGTAGATAACGATATTAACTACCTAAAAGAAAAACCTAAAAGCCAGGAAGAGGCGCAACAAAAAGGCGACACGTTTAACCCTATGCATCAAGCAGATAATCGTATCGCCTATTCTTTTTATCCTTTGTTAGTGGATCAAAAAACCGCATACATGTTTACAGCTCCACCTATATTCGATGTTAAGAATGATGCATTAAACGATGCTATTCTTGAAGATTTAGGCGACGCTTACGAAAAGAAATGTAAAGACTTATGCGTTAAAGCGACAAATGGCGGTATCGCTTGGGTTCATTATTGGATAGATGAAGATAAGAACTTTCAATGGGCCACTATTCCAGCGACTCAAATCGTACCTATATGGAATAATCATATCAATACTAAATTAGAGGGCGTGTTTAGGGTATATGAAGACACAAACGAAGCAGGCGAAAATATCACGGTTTATGAATTTTGGAACGATAAAGAAGTACAAGCCTTTTCTATTCGAAGTGGTGATGTAGTAGACCAGCTCCAACCTTATTTAGCGTTTGCGATGATTGACCCTACTGGTGCTATGGTCGAAGTTGATACTATGCCACATGATATGGGCGCAGTTCCTTTTATTCCGTTTGCTAACAATGCTACATATACGCCTGATTTAAACCGTATCAAGAAACTTATTGATGTGTATGACAAAACATACAGCGGTTTCTTAAATGACCTTGAGGATGTGCAAGAAGTTATATTTGTGCTGACTAATTATGGTGGCGAAGATTTAGCTGAGTTCTTAAACGGAATGAAGAAATATAAGGCAATTCAAATGGACTCTACTGGTCCTGATGATAAAAGCGGTATTTCTACCTTAACGATTGATATTCCAATTGAAGCACGCAAGGCATTGCTTGATATTACTCGTAAAGCTATCTTTGATATGGGCCAAGGCGTGGATCCACAGCAACAAGGATTAGATGGAACGAGTGGTGAGGCAATGAAGTTCCTGTATACTTTGTTGGAACTTAAAGCTGGCATGATGGAAACAGAATTTCAGCTAGGTTTTAATCAACTTATCCGTGCTATTTGTAAATTTCATGGCAATGATAAGGTCACTATTAATCAAACATGGACTCGTACATCGGTTAAGAATGATAGTGATTTAGTTAACATGTGCTCTCAATCAATGGGAGTTGTATCTAAACGCAGTATTCTTGCGCATCATCCATTTGTTGAAGATGTAAACGAGGAACTCAAACAAATTGAAGCCGAAGAGGCAGAATCTAACAATGGTATTTATGATGATTGGCAACATGAACATCATGACGATGGCTCTATGAACGACCATGACGATGATGAACACGAAGACCAATAGTCATATATATAAATTTAATCTCTAGTAACTCGTGGCAGGTAAACCACGGTAAAAACCGGATAGGAGACATTACATGACACTGAAAGAATTATTACAAAAATTAGGCATTGCGGAAGATAAAATCGAAAACGCAACGCAAGAATTTAAAGCGTTCTTGGATGGTGAATATGTACCTAAATCGCGATTTAACGAGGTTATCGCGGAAAAGAAAAACCTTGAAACCACTGTTGCAGACCGTGATAAGCAGTTAAAGACATTAAAGGACAGCGAAGGTGATATCACAACTCTTAAAGATAAAATCACAAAACTGCAAGCCGAAAATAAAGCTAATGCTTTAAAAGCAGAGCAAGATTTGAAGAACTTAAAAATATCTACTGCTGTTCAATTAGCAATCGGTGATACGGCTCAGGACGCTGAACTCGTAGCTAACTTGATTGATAAGTCTAAACTCATTCTTGGTGAAGATGGCAAAGTAACAGGTTTGAACGAACAATTAAAGGAATTAAAAACCAATAAATCATTCTTATTCAAACCTGAAGGCGACCCTAAATTCAAATATGACCCTAACAAGGGAAGCGGTACGCCTACAAATAACCCATTCTCTAAAGAACATTACAATCTAACGCAACAAGCAGAATTATTCTCTAAAGACCCTGTTAAGGCTAAACAATTAGCAAGTGAAGCAGGTGTTGAAATTAATTTCTAACCCTAGGAGGTAACTAATGGGAACTACTTTACAAGACATTATTAACCCTACGCCGTTCTTTGCGAATTATGTTGTAAATCGTACGGCTGAATTATCCGCTATTTTCCAATCTGGCATTATCACTCGTGATTCTCGGTTCGACCAATTAGCAAGTGAACCAGCACAAGTACATAACATGCCATTCTTTAATGATTTAACTGGCGACTCTGAAGATGTAATCGAAGGTCAAGACCTTACAGCAGCAAAAATCACATCCAATCAAGATACGTCTACTACTATTCGACGTGCTAAAATGTGGAGCTCCACAGACTTGGCTGCTCAATTAGCTGGTACTGATCCTATGAAAGCTATCGGTGATTTAGCTGCAGGTTTTTGGGCTCGCGACCACCAAAAGGAATTGTTGAATATTCTTGATGGTGTATTTGCATCTACTAGCATGACAGACCATATTTTAGATATTTCCAGTAAAAGCGGAAAAGCTGCTAACTTTTCCGGCGAAGCGTTCATCGATGCAATGCAACTTATGGGCGATGCTCGTAACTCCTTGACAGCAGTTGTTATGCACTCCGCTACAAAATCTTATCTTGATAAATTGAACTTAATTCAAACGATCCGTCAATCTGATGCAGTATCTTTTGATACTTACATGGGTCGTCGTGTTATCGTTGATGATGGTTGCCCTGTTGATACAGATAAGTACACAACTTACTTATTTGGTGAAGGTGCTATCGCATTTGGTGTTGGTAATCCAGTAGGCTTAAAACAAGCAGCCGTAGACCGCGACGAAAAGAAAGGTTCCGGTGTTGACTACTTGATTATGCGTAAAGCATTTATTATGCATCCACGTGGGGTAGCATGGCAAAATAAAACTCGTGCTCATGCTGAGTCTGTATCTCGTACTGAATTAAAAGACGCACTCAACTGGAAACGTGTGTATGAACCTAAACAAATTCGCATTGTTAAATTTACTCATAAATTAGGTTAAGGGGTGTAATTATGGGCGCTGATTCATATTGGGCTAGGAGAAGCACTGAACGCGAGGAAGAATGGAATAAGAAGAGCCAGGAAACCGTAGAAAAAGAGCTTGCTGCTCAATATGAACGGTCAGCTCAACGCATTCAAGCTAACATTGAACAGCTTTATGGAAAATTCGCTAATGATAATGGTATATCTATTGCCGAAGCTAAAAAGTTAATCAATGGTCCTGAGTTTAGAACTTGGAAAAAGGACGTTGAAGAGTACATGAAAGAGTATAAAGAAACTGGTAACCCTAAAACGTTACTGGAATTAAATACTCTTTCCATGCGTTCTCGTATATCAAGGCTTGATAAGTTGTATGGCGATACACTTATTGAGATAGATAAGCTAGGGCAAAAGACCAATGCATCGATTACAGGCTTTCTAAAGTCTGCATACAAAGATAATCGGTTACATTCTGCATATGAACTAGCTAAACGAGGACAAGGCCCTTTAGGCGTTGCTGTTGATAACAAACATGTTGAAAGCGTATTGCGTACTCCATGGAGTGGCAAGAATTATAGTACTCGCATTTGGGATAACTCCGATAAGCTATCAAAGACTATTCAAGAGGTTGTAGTTAGTAATGTACATCGAGGAACATCAGTCGAAAAGCTAGCTAAAGAAGTTCAAGAGCGTATGAACGTATCAAAGAATAACGCTGTTAGATTGGTTAGGACTGAACTCAATTATGTTCATAATCAAGCTACATTAGACTCTTTGAAGTCCGCTAATATGGAGTACTTTCAATTCATAGCTACGATTGACAAGAGAACGTCCTCAACTTGCCGTGAGCACGATAACAATATATATCCTGTTGCAGATGCTGAAGTCGGAACAAATGTTCCTCCACTACATCCACGATGTAGATCTACAATTGCAGGTACAATAGATAAAAAAGCGACTAGCGGTTCTCGTACTGTTAAAATGGAAAAAGCTAATAAGAACGAGCCTACACAATACGAGAAAGTACCTCGTAATATGGATTATGACAACTGGAAAGCGATATATGTTGATAAATCTAAAATATTTGCTGAATGGCGTAGTGAACAAAAAGCGGTTAAATCTATTAAATCTGTTGCTCATATTCCTGAGAAAACTGTTACAACAGATATGATACGTGATAAACTTGCAAAAATCGATTTACCAAACGCCACTCCACAGGATATAATAAGTGTAGGGAAAATGGTTGTTAAAAAACACAATATCATTGATATTATAGGTAATACAGGGGAATTAAAAAGTGTATTGTCTGAATATCGTGATATGGGCTCTACTGTTCCCAAAACGATGTGGGCTAAAGGGGCTAATGCAGTAAATAAAAAACTATTGCAAGACGCTTTTGAGCTATATCCTAGTGATTGGTTACAGTACGTGAAAGATAGTAATCGAAAAATCTGTTCTCGTAAGGTGGATCGAGGATACTTTAGTCCTATGGCTAAATTAGCGAGTGGCAAAATTGATTGGCATCAAGAGGGGCATCCGAAGACCGATTATATTTCAATTAATATGGACGGCATAAGAAGAACAACACCATTCCATGAAATAGGGCATATGGTTGAATACTTTAATAAAGATGCTTTAAGGTTATCTATAGAATTTCGTAATATGCGTACACGTGGTGAAAAGGTACAGTTACTAGCTGATTTATTAAATATTCCAGCGTATAAAATGGAGTCAACATATGCAGATAACTTTATTAATCCTTACATAGGTAAAGATTATGGGAATGATGCTTCAGAGGTTTTAAGTATGGGCCTTGAATCTATCTTTGTACCAGGTGAGATAGGGCACATAAAAAGATATGACTATAAGAATAATCAGTTTGTTTATGCCACGATTACAGATGACATGGAATACTTGTATTTTATTATCGGCATGATTTTGACTGTATAGGTGATGAAAATGAATGACAAAGAGTATATTGCAACATTAGAACAATTGCATACAGTTGAGAAGGCATATCTCGCTATTTTTGGCGAACACTCTTTAGATCGTGTCAGTTATTATGAACCATTAAATCCCACAATTAATGATTTTAAAATTGGAATTCAAAATTTGTCTAAGGCGATTGCCGAAAATAAACCAATTTATCAGCCGACTGAAGAAGAGTTTAATATGATGATTTTTTAAGCACTCTATATAGGGTGCTTTTTTAATGCAAAAAAGGAGGTGAACTATGGGGAATGTTAAATATCTAGATTTTGACGAGGCGAAAAAAGGCATTATTGATGTCACTCATCGACTTGTATCAGTTGTTGATAGTTTAAACGATACAAATTATGATGCATATTTAGATGTATTCGCAGAAAAGTTTATCCTTGATTGTATGGACTACTGCCATAGAACTGACTTTCCAAGAACGTTGATTTATACTGCTTCTGAATTAGCTGTTAAGTATATCAAAGATAAGTTCAGTGATACGCACGGCCCTCTTAAATCGTTAAAAGAAAACGATGTAGAATTCACGTGGGCTGTTGAGGATGTATCTCCTATTGGCTGTATTAGTGAAAAGGACTTTGAAAGCATTCGTACTAAACTAAACCTATATAGAAAAGTGGTGTGGTCAAATGGCTAATGTATATGGCAAACTGCTTGCGGATATTATGTACAAAGATACCTGTACAATCTCACGGCAAATGGCAACTACTGATGATATAGGCGCTGATGTGTACGAATTAACAGTAGTATACAGTGATATACCATGTAGATTAGGTCAAACAGGTCAATCTAGTACTAATGGAACTGAAACAGACAGCACATTTACATTAAGCGATAGATTGCGTTTGTGTTTATCCACTAAATACGATGTTAAACCTAATGACATAATCTCTATTTCACACGAGGGGCAATCGTTTGTTATGCGTGCTGATACGCCGTTTAAATATATGACACATCAAGAAATTAAGTTATTGAAAGACGGTGAAGCATAATGGGGGTTAAGTTAACAGGGTTTGATGAACTCATTCAAAAGTTCTCAGATTCATTAGGTGAGTATCCTGAACATGTTGACACAGTACTCGCTCAAAGTGCAGAACTTATGATTAACGATGTTAAGATGAAAACTCCTGTTGATACTGGCCTACTACGAAATTCATGGAAACGTACAGGGGTTATGAATGGTAAAGTTGAGATCTATAATAATACCGAGTATGCGAATCATGTAGAATATGGACATCGTACACGCAATGGTGGTTATGTTAAAGGACGTAAAATGTTACATCGCTCAATAGTTGGCATGCGTAGTCAATTCGCTAGGAATGCGAGAATTATATTGAGGAACTTAACCAATGATTAAATTAAGGGCGATACAGAAAGCTCTAGTCGAGCTGTTAAAAAGTAAATATCCTAATTATAAGGTGTATTTCGACAACATAGAAAAGTCGAATGCACCTTATTTTTATATCGAAATGTTCGTCCGGTCCGGTGTTGGTGATTATACATACTTTGATAGGACTGTACAGGTTGATATAACCTTTAGACCTATTGAGGATAAATACGGACGAATTAAACGCTCTGAACTATATGAAATGTCTGATAGTTTAGAGTGCTTATTTAGACCAGTGCTTAAAGTCGATGATAGATACATTACTATTAACGATTTTGAACATACATTCATAGATGAAGTATTGCACTTTATCTTTAACCTAGAATTTGAGGACGCATTCACAGATGAAGAAGTAGGTTTTATTCGAAATGAAGTCGCTCAAACTCTTACTTTTAGCCTTAATGGTATTAATTTAACCGAGGAGGTAACTAATGGCTAACGAAACCGAAAAATTTGGCTTACCACAGGTCTTAATTGACTTTAAAACCAAAGGCATTACAGCGATTAAACGTTCTGCACGTGGCGTGGTTGTATTGATTTTGAAATGCGAAAGCACGGATACATCTAACAAATATAAAATTTCTGATGTATCTGAAATTCCGGAAGGTGTATTTGATGAAGCAAGTACGGATCTTATCAAGAAATGTCTTGACGGTACTCCTTTACGCATCTTGGTATACACCTTACCTAAAACAACTGTACAAGGTGCAAAAAACACGCAAGCGACTTTGTTAAAACAATTGAAGCATATTCGCTATAACTACATCGCAGCTCCTACTGGTACATTGCAAGACCAACAAGATTTGGCGTCCTACATTAAAGCAGAACGCAATAACAGCCGTAAAACAGTTAAAGCGGTTGTTGGTGGTGTAGCAGCAGACTTTGACGGTGTTATTAATTTCTGTACCGAAGAAATTAAAGTTGCTACAGGTAAAAATACAGCAGGTAAAACCACTTATAAAACATATACTCCAATTGAATATACAGCTCGTATCGCTGGTATTTTAGCAGGCTTGGCATTAGACCGTTCTGCAACATATTACAAATTGACTGAAGTTGAGTCTGTTAAAGTGTACGAAGATTTGAATGACCGCATCGACCACGGCGAATTGCACTTATTCGACGAAGAAGACGGCGAAGGTGTTAAAATCGCTCGTGCTTGCAACTCTTTGCAAACATTCACAACCGATAAAGGCGAAGAATTCCGTAAAATCAAAATCGTTGAAGGCGTTGATATGGTTACTGACGATATTCGCGATACCTTCAAAAAATACTATGTTGGTAAATACATCAATGACTACGATCATAAAATGTTATTCGTAGCAGCAATTATGGTTTACTTTGGTCAATTGGCTGGTAACGTGCTTGATAGCCGAGCAGGTAACACAGTAGATATCGACTTCCAATTCCAAAAAGACTACGCAATTATTAAAGGCGAGGATGTATCTCAAATGACTAATATGCAAATTCGCGAATACAACACTGGTTCTCAAATCGGTTTATCCGGCAAAGTTAAATTCGTAGATGCTATGGAAGATTTGAAGATTACCTTCACAATGTAATAGAAAGGAATACAAGTATGAATAAAGACAAATTTACATTTGATTTACAAACGTTCGCTCGTGCTGCTGAAGACGTTAAATTCCGTGGTCGCCGTCGCTGGAACGGCTCTCATGGTAAATTGTGGCTTGATGGTGAGTTGGTATTTGAGATTGAAAGTTTTGAAGCTAGCGTTGATTCTCAACGTGAAGATGTAATCATCGGTAACTCTGTTGATAGCAAGGTAACAGCACTCAAAGGCGAAGGCACAATTAAAATTAAAAACGTTATTAACCGCAATCATCGTAAATTATTAGAAGAATGGAGTGCAGGCCACGACCCTCGTACTACTCTTATTGGTTTACTTGATGATCCTGACGCGGTAGACGGTCAAAAAGAACGTATCACGATTGATAATGTTTGGTTTACCAAAATTCCTCTTATGAATTTCGAAAAAGGTAAAGTTGTTGAAACTGAATTACCTTTTGGCTTCACTCCTGAAGATGCACAATTCATGGAATCTATTGACTAATTGAAAGGAAATTAACTATGTCTATTTCTATTAATGAACTAATCGCTAAACGTGAAGAAATTAATGCTCGTAAAGCACAAAAATTAACTATTGAAACTTCCATTGGTGAAGTAGTAGCGAAAAAACCTACTGCTTCTATTATGGCGGAAGCCCTAGGGCTTGAAAGTGATAATGACCAATATGTGGTGTATAACTGCATTGTTGAACCTAACTTGAAAAACAAAGAATTGCAACAAGCCTATGAATGCGTTGAACCTATGGACATCGTTGATAAAGTATTTGATGTTGGTGAAGTTAAAGCGATTAGTACTGTATTGATTGAATCTGTAGGCGCTGGTAAGAAACTCAACCACGCTATTATTGACGAAGCAAAAAAGTAATAGAAGAAGACTGGGAGGCGGCTACGGCCGCCTACTTAGTTTTAAAGGGTCATACGTTTGATTATTTCTTTAACCTAACTACTATGGAGAAAATTATGTGCCGTGTAGCAATGGACAAAGAGCGAAAAGAACGTATTGAAGTTGCTAAAATTGCTTTAAGGGAGGTACTAGGTGGCTGATACACAAAAATTAAGCGTTGAACTCTCTCTTAATGATAGAGGGTTTACAAAAGGAATACAGCAAGCCCAGCAATCATTGCAAGGTTTAGTTAAATCAGCTACTGGCTTGTCTCCTGCCGTTTCGTCTGCTAGTAGGAATATGAGTACGGCTACAAGCTCTGTTAAAGGGGTGCAACAAGCCGCTCAAAGTGCGACGAGTAGTATTACAAAGTTAAAACAAGCCGGAAGTAATGTATCTGTTAATATCAAGGCTAAAAACAATGCAAGCTCTACAATCAGTCAAGTACAATCTCAATTAAATGGCTTTAAAGGTAAAGTATATACCGCTACGGTAGCGGTTAAACAAAAAATGACTGGTGCTGTTGGTGCTGCTTCTAATAAGTTAAATGGTGTTTTATTAGGTGCAGGTGCTCAAATGGCCGCTATGGGCGGCATTGGGTTTGGCATATTCGACGCTGTAAAAGGCTATGCTGATTTTGAAGAAGAAATGTCTGCTGTAAAAGCGATTTCAGGTGCTACGGCTGACGAGTTTCAACGCTTGAATGAAAAAGCAATTCAAATGGGTGCTGATACAAAATTCAGTGCTTTAGAATCTGCACAAGCATTTAAGTATATGGGCATGGCAGGTTGGAAAACTGAAGACATGATAGGCGGTATTGCCGGTATTATGAATTTAGCGGCCGCATCCGGTGAAGATCTTGCTATGACTTCTGATATTGTAACTGATAGCTTATCTGCATTTGGTTTACAAGCACGAGACTCTGCTATGTTTGCTGACGTGTTAGCAGCAGCAGCTACTAACTCAAATACCAACGTTGCTATGATGGGGCAAACATTCAAATATGCTGCTCCAGTAGCAGGTGCATTAGGGTTTAGTATTCAAGATACTGCTCTTGCTGTAGGTCTTATGGCTAACCAGGGCATTAAAGCCTCCGAAGCTGGTACATCGCTCCGTTCTATGATGACTCGATTAGTTAAACCGACAAAAGAGTCAGGGCAAGCAATGGATATATTAGGTCTTAGCATTACAGATTCAAACGGCAAGATGAAACCATTTAGGGATATTATCGCCGACATTCGCGAAGGTATGAAGAAATTAACTCCGGAAAGTAAAGCGGCGGTAGCTGGTATGCTTGCCGGTCAAGAAGCTATGTCAGGCCTATTGGCATTAGTTAACTCGTCGGATGGTGATTTCGATAAGTTGGCAGAGGCTATCGATAACTCAAATGGGGCTGCCGAACGAATGGCGAAGATCCGTATGGATAACTTAAAAGGCGACTTGGAACAACTATCAGGCGACTGGGATTCGTTCACTACTAAATTAATGAGCGGTAGCATTGGCGGTTTTAGAGATATTGTACAAGGTATCGACAACTGGTTTGTAGGTTTAACCGAAAACTTTGAAACTAACGGCGTTACCATTCGAAGCGTGCTTGACGGAATAACTTCCGCGATCAAAGAATTAGTAGGGCAAACACTAAAGATGGAAGGTCTTCCTTCTATTTTATCTGCAGCTGCATTAGCAGTAACAGGCATAGGTGTTTTTAAAGCCGGTAGAGGTGTTTTTAATTTGTTTAGAAGTGCAAAGGGCGGCTCTATAGGTGGTCCTGGTGGTAGTTCTGCCAGTGATATGACTATAAACGCCTTAAATGTAACTCTTATAGCAAATCGAATGTTAGGCGGTGCGCAAGGTGCTGGAGTTGGAACTGTTGGCAAAGTAGGTAAAGGTGCCGGATCAGTTGGCAGAAGATTAACCAAAATAGGTGGTAAAATCGCTATTCCACTAGCATTAGCTATGGGCGCATATGACTTAGCTACGAGTGATGATAAAGCTCGTGCTGGAGTCGGTTTAGGCGGTAGTCTTGCTGGTGGTTTAGCTGGAGCGAAATTAGGTGCTATGGGTGGCGCTGCTTTAGGTTCTATAATTCCTGGTGCAGGAACCGCCGTTGGCGGTGCTATTGGTGGTGCATTAGGTGGCATCGGTGGTGCAATATTCGGTGAACAGTTCGCTCAAGAAATATTTGACGGAATTACAAATAACCTCGACGGTATAACAGAATGGTTTTCTAACAAATGGAACAGCATTGTTGATACTTGTACTCCTGTTATTAATACTATTGCAGGCTTATTTGGGTTCGCTTGGGATACAATATCTACAATTTTTGGACCAGCTGCAGATTGGTTTAGTAGTAATATTTGGGAGCCTATTAAGAGCTATGCTAGCAGTATGTTGGATAGCATTACTGGGTTCTTTAGCGGTGCTTGGGAATCAATTAAAGGCATTTGGGGTGCCGTGGCTGGTTGGTTCGACGCAAACGTTTGGGGACCATTAAAAGCTAAAGCAAGTGAAGTATTTAGCGGTTTGGGTAATGCGTTAAGTGCTGCACAATCAAGGGGCGCACAAATTACAGGCTTAACAGGTCATGCTACTGGTACAAATTACTTCGGCGGCGGCTGGACTGAAATTAATGAGCGTGGCGGTGAAATTGTAGACCTACCTAGTGGATCTAGAATTTATCCTCATGCGACTACTGAAAAAATGCTAGCAAAAGAATTTAGCGGAGCTAGTGGCGGTGGTAACAATTACACCGTAACAGGTAATACTTTTGTTGTTAGAGAAGAAGCCGATATAGACCGTATTGCTCATTCTTTATTCTCGATGTTTGGGGCTGCTGAAACAAATTATGGAGGTGTATAGGCATGTCAAAATTCGTTAGCGGTATAGGGCGTGCCTTATCGCTTTTATCATTTGCATTTGGTAAAGGAGCAAGGGAACTACCCACTATCATTATTTCGCAAGGTGAAGAAAAGTTAGTGCTTCCTGTTACTCCAGTTAAATATGAGGTTGGTAATGAACAGGGAAATAAAACTGTTGATATTACTCAAATAGGTGAGGTGCTTTTATTTGGAAACCCTAAGCTCAAAACATTATCATTCGAAGGATTTTTTCCAGCGAAAGATTATCCGTTTATTGTTGGCGATAAGCGTAAGCCTATTGAAATTATTAACCTCATAGAAAAGTGGAAAACATCAAAGAAACCTGTTAGGGTCATCATAAGCGATGGCCCTATTAATTTAATGATGGGAATCGAGTCATTCCCATATAAGAAACAGGAAAATACAGGGGATATGTATTACACGCTAACATTTAAGGAACATAAAGACCTTAACACGCCTGCCACTGGTGATGATAAGCCAGTTGATGAAACGACAGGCTTAAAAGATAGGCCTTCTGTTGCTCAAAAACCTAAAACAGCAACATTGTTCAGTAAAGGTTCTGATGTGTTGGATGCTGCTAAAAAGGCATATGGCAATTATCGTCATTATGAACGCATTATCCAATCAAATGACCTAAAGAATTTAGCGATTAATAATCTTAGCCAGCTTAGAAAGTTGAAGGTGAAATAATATGATAGTAAAACATATTGGCACTAAAACAGTTAAAGATGAAAAGACTGGCAAAGAAAAGAAAGTTCCTGTTGAAAATGATATTACTCATTTAGTTGAGCATGTTACCTGGTCCGGTTCGCGTATTCAAGCAGCTAGAAAACTTGAATTTGTCTTAGTACAAGAACCACGTGATCCGAACTGGCCTATCTATGCAGTGAGTATTGGTGAAACAATTAAAGGGTACTCAGAAGATGGTGATGTGCAATTTGTAGGCAATATATATAGCACTGAACGCAAAACATCTGCATCACGAATTACAGTAACATGTTATGACAACATGTTCATATTAAGTAAATCAAAGACTACTCGCAAATTCACCAATATGACAGCAGAGGATATCGCAAAAGCAGTATGCAAGGAAATGGGAATTAAAGTAGGTAACCTTGCTGAAACCAAAGAAAAGATAACTTTTATAGCTAATAACAAGTCAGGGTATCAAATCATACTTATGGCTTATACAGAGGTCGCTAAAAAGACCAACAAAAAATATCAAGCTATGATGGAGGGCGATGAACTCGACATCATAGAGAAAGGTTCATTGATTGAAGGACTAGTAATAGACCAATACAGGAATATTACTGACTCATCTTTCAAAGAGTCTATTGAAAACATGATTAATAAAGTCATGATTGTTGATGATAAAGGTAACTTTGTTAGATATGAAAGTAAAGACGACCAAATTCAACGCTACTCAATGATACAAGCAGTCTATAAGGAGAACAAAAACAAAAACACGGCTGATGAAGTAAAGGATATATTTAAGAAACCTGAACGGACTGGCGTGATTGATTGTTTAGGTGATTATGACGCATTATCCTCGTATTCTGTTGAAATTAGAGACGTGATAACCGAGTTAAGTGGTAAGTTCTGGATCAAGAGTGATACTCATGATTTCAAAAACGGTCAACATACAATGAAACTCGAGATTGAATTTGAAAATCTTATGACTAAAGAAAAGGTAGACCATTCCTTAGAAGCTAAAGAAAAGAAACGCCAGGAGCGTGAAGATAAAAAGAATAATAAAACTCCTAAGGGTAAAGGTCGAAGGTCCACTAGAAAATCGACTAAAAGAAAGGTAGAAATTCATTATGTTGAATGATATTCCTAGCGCTGCACATTCGATGGCTAAAATGGTTGATACAATTCACGGTATAGCTAAAGGTGAACAACCTATGGGCATGCGTATTGGCTTAGTAACATCACCATTTCCTAACCTGGTAATTCGTGTAGATAATATCGATATTACCAATGAGCAAATATACCTAAATGACTATTGGAAGCCAGGTCATCATCGTGAAGCTGAAGGACACATCATAAGCGAAACACAACCACGGTCAGGCGGTGGAGGATATGCAGAATTTGCTAGTCATACGCATGATATCCACAATGACTATACCGATACTATTAATATGACTGATACCTTGCGAGTAGGTGATGAAGTAACGGTATTTCCAGTATATGGACAAGGTGAACAGCTTTATTACATAGGTCAAAAGGTGGTGAAACTATGAGCGAAGAATATCCTTTTGCAGGGTTAACTCGTACAGTTGAGTCTAGTCAAAGTGAACTACCATTATTCCGTGAATATGATTGGGATTTTGAAAACGATACATTTCAATATAACTCAAGTGGTAAACGTATTGCCCTCGAGGGTGATGAAGCGTTGAAAATTTGGGTGTACAAAGCACTCAAAACCGAACGCAATCAATACCTAGCATATTCTACTCGATATGGTATTGAGTTAAAGCCGTTCATAGGTAAAGTCATGAGTGTTGGCGAACGATATTCAGAACTTAAACGAGTGATTATAGAGTGCCTTATGGTTAACCCTTATATTAAGTCGATTGATAGTATCGAGTTCGATGCGAATGGTGATAAGGTCGATTGTCAAATTGAATTAACAACGATATATGGAGGAATTAATATCAATGTTTAATATTCCAACATCAGACGAAATTTTAAAAAGCCTCCAATTACAATCGCAACTTCCGATGAGTAAATTTGAGGGGACATTTGAATATGATGTATTTTCATCTAACGCTATTGAGTTCATGAAGACCTATGTTGAATTAGGCGAACTTTACAAAGTAGCGTTTGCGGATACATCATATGGCGATTTCTTAACTATGCGTGCTAAAGAAGCTGGTATCATTCGAAAGGTAGCTACAAATGCGATAGGATCTGTTACTGTTAAGGGTAATGGAGTATTGCCTAAAGGCAGTCAATTTTCTACCGCTGGCGGAGTACTATTTGAAACTTTGGAAACTGTAACGATTAACGGTAGTCAAGAAGTTAAGGTTCAAGCCGTTGAAACTGGCAATAATGGTAATGTAGCATCAAATACGATTGATACAATTCCGATGTCAATTCCTGGTATTAATAGCGTTATCAATATGCAACCAACAAAAGACGGTTTCGAAGAAGAAAGCGATGATAATTTACGCGAACGCTATTTATTGCATGTTCGGTATCCTGGTACATCCGGCAATAAAATGCACTATTATGAATGGGCTATGTCTGTTCCTGGTGTAGGGGGTGTGAAAATTATACCTACATGGAATGGTCCTGGTTCTGTTAAGGTCATTATTATTAATTCTGAGTTTAAACAAGCCTCTACTGAGCTAATAACAGCAGTTAAAGATTACATTGAAAGCGTTCGCCCTATGGGTGCTATGGTAACTGTAGTTAGTGCAACTCCTAAAGTTATTAATGTAGCGGCTACTATCGAGGGTAAAGGATTTGTATTAGACAAATTCAAGGAAATGATGAATGACTATTTAATAGATCTTGAAAAGTCAGTCATTAATAACGGCGAAATTAATAAATTATCTATTGCCAAAGTAGGTAGTTTTATTATTGACGCAGGCGCTATTGATTATCAAAACTTGCGAATTAACAACGATGATAAAAGCATTGTTATTAACGATGAAGATTTACCTACATTAGGTGAGGTGAACATACAATGATATTTGAACTATTAAGGACTTATAAAGTTGATGTGCTTCGCTATTTGCCTAAATTTCTTAAATATGATGGTTCATTTAAAGCTACTGAAGACGCTTTAAGCGAGGAACACGAAAAGCAAAGGCTGTTAATTATCGATATATGCAAGCAGTTGTTTGTTGAAAGTGCTACATGGGGCCTTTCTGATTGGGAAAGGGTATATGGCATTAAAACGAATAAGCATTTGACGATAAAACAACGCCGGCAAAATCTGTTAGTAAAAATTCAAGGTACTAAAACAATTACAGTTAAACAACTCGAAACTATTATTAATCAAGTAGTTCCTGTATGTGGCGCTCATGTTTTAGAAAACACTAATCCTAATGAATTTAAAGTTGCATTAGATGTAGCTGCTTATGTTGAAAAGGTTCGTGAGCTGGTTAATAAATACAAGCCAGCTCATTTGACGTATGTTGTGGCGGAGTTGTATCAAGCAAATACTCATATTTATATTGGTGGTGTTGTTAACGTATTTGATAAGCAAATTGTAAAATACGCTAAAAGCGATCCTATTATCCGTGCATCAGGACAGCCTAAAATCGGAATGGTAATTATTAATGTTGATAAAATTAAAATATATGGAGGTAATCAATGAGCGATTACGGAAGAATTGTAACTACCAATCAAGGTAAGAATATGGTTACAGAGTCAATCAGGACTCAATCTGCAATCATATTTACTAAAATTTCATTAGGTGATGGCCTGTTAAATGGTGAAACAATCGAAACTATGACAGGGTTAAAACATAGCTTATTAAACGGAAATATTCCTAAAATAAAGCACCTAGGAAATGGTGAAATTGAAGCTGTATCTACTGTTAGCAATAGTGAACTGACAGCAGGTTTTTTTGCAAGAGAATTAGGTTTGTTCGCTAAACTTGGTGAAGAAGGTGAAGAGCAATTATTTGCTTATACTAATGCTGGTTCTAATGCTAGTTATATTCCTCCTAATACAAGTGTTGATGAAAAAATGCTAGGTATTCAATTAGGTGTAGGCGATGCTGTTGTTCAAGTGAATTATCAAAGTCATTTGTATATTACTTATGAACAACTAGATGATGCTATCGCTCATCATAACTCCGATGAACATGCACACGATAATCGGTTTAATGCAATTATCCAAAAAGTCAATAACATGATTACAAATGAGGATAATACCGATGTATTGGATAAAGCTACATCATTACAGTTAGTAAAAGCCCTGTTAAGTAACTTAAAAATCAAGGATGCTGACGATGTAATTAAAGCTATCGAGTCAAAGAAAACTGAACTCGGAATACGCTTTGACTTCTCCGATATTAATTCTTGGTATATCTGCCTGGGTAAACAATATGGCAATTTCATTATTCAAGGCGGACGTCAACGAGCTGGTGAACAAAAACAGTCAGATGTAAATAATTTAGCTAATACTACCAATCGAGTCGTATTTCCAATTTCGTTTACAACGAGCCATTTATTCCATGGGTTTGCGATTATGGCGAGTGATGACTCCGTGTTTTGGGGAAATTCTGCAGGAAGCGTTATAACAAGAAGAATTTCTAATACCGATATGCGTTACGAAGTACATTCCACGTATCAATCGATGTTAAAACCGGATTCTATTATTGAGTGGTGCGTAGTTGGTGTATAAAGGAGAACAATATGAACTATGTATTTGTGTTAGATAAAAACGGTATTCGTGAAACCTCATATGTAGTAGGATTGCATGCAGAAACGTTAGAAGAAACAGAACAATTAGCGAAACAATTTTATCCAACAAGCACTATTTTAAGTGGTGATAGTGATATGCAGGTACAATTCACCAATGGTAAAGCTTATGTAAATGGTGAATTTGTAGAGCCGCCAATAGTTGAATATATTCCAACAAAAGAAGATAAAATTAATGCTATTAAAGCAGAGTATGAGCCTCGCTTTAAAGCGCTAGAAGAAGCCCAACGCAGATTGCTGCTAATGGGTAAGCCGACCAACGCTATTAGTGCGCAGTACATTAAATTAAACAGTGAAATGGTAGCACGAATTAAGGGGGTGCAATAATATGCCTAAATATGTTGGAGAAAGTAAAGTTCCTGTAATGGAATTTTGTGAGTACTGTTGGGACGTACTCAACGAAGATGGCACCTGCCCTTCTAAAGGATGTGTGCACAACGATTTAATGGACGAGGAGCACAAAGATGAAACTACCGGTTCTACACAACCTTGATGCAATCAAAGGGGAAGTAATTTCTCTTAACATTGGGTATAACAATGTTGTTGCGAGTGAAAGTCTATTCGCTTGCGTTCGTAAATATCGGACGGACGAAGATTATAAAGCAAAGTTTGATATTAATGTATCTACTGACAAACTAGAAAGCGATGAAGCATCTAAAATCACTCTTTCACTTGATACAAACACTTTAGAAGCCGGTAAATACCAATGGGATTTGTTCTTATGGAGCGGCGACCGTCCTATTAAATGTCTTGTTAAAGGGCAAGTTGGCATAATTGAAGGTATCAGCAATAGGGGGAAATGATATGAGCGAAGAAAACGTATATTTGAAACCTTCTCCTGTTGATAGCATCCACATCAAAGACGGTGATGAAAATATTAAAGTCAAAGACAATATGCAAATTGTTAAGTTGCAAGGCCCAAAAGGGGACCCAGGACCGCAAGGCCCTCCTGGTCCTCCAGGGCCACAAGGTGAACCAGGTCGAAATGGCGTTGACGGAATAAACGGTGAGCAAGGGGTACAGGGTATTCAAGGTCCTCCAGGTATTCAAGGCCCTCCTGGCCCCCCTGGTGCTCCCGGTAAAGATGGCGTTAACGGTCTTAAAGGCGACCCTGGCACTAAAGGTGAAGCCGGTCCTCCTGGTCCAGAAGGTCCTCGTGGTCCTAAAGGTGATATCGGTCCTATAGGTCCGGAAGGTCCTCGTGGTGCAGATGGTCCTCCAGGTCCAAAGGGTGAGGACGGTATCCCGGGACCTAAAGGCGACGATGGTAAACCATTTGCTTATGATATGTTTACGCCGGAACAGCTAAATGCATTAAAAGGTCCGGCTGGTGAACGTGGTGAACAAGGTCCTCCAGGTCCAGCTGGTCAACCGGCCGATATATCAAAATTCGTTATTAAAACTGACTTCCAGTTAATTATCGACGAATTGAAGAAAATTAACGGAGGTATTTAGCTATGGCCGAACAACATGTCGAATCAGTATTAACCGAACTTAGGAAGTTCGAGACTCATATTACAAACATAGGCGACGCTATCATAGAAAAAGGCGTTCAGTCACGTCGTAAATTATATGATTTTGCCAAAGAGATTAAGAAGATTAAAGGTTTTCCTTATAGTGATACTATGTTAGTCTCTATTTCTAATGCGATAGGCGTAGGCCTTACCGATGAAGAAGTTACGAGAGGTATTGCCGAATTTACAACTAATAACGTACAAATCGATTTTATGAATACTTCTATACCTGTTAACAAATATAAAAATAATAAGACTATTAAGCAGATTCATACCTATTTTCAAGTAAATACGATAGGAAATTATGCTTTTAATGGATCTAATCTAAGAAAATTAATATCTCCTCTTACTACTAAAATAGGGCTAATGACATTCGAAAACTGTAGCGAATTAGAAGAATTAAATCTAGGCAAATTCGTATATAAAACTGGTACCGATACTAGTTTTAGTTTAAAAAATTGCCCTAAGTTTAAGAAATTAATCGTTAATGATAATTCTAATATCACTATGTCAGATTATAAAAATAAATTAGCTGTAGCTAACAACACATTCGAAATCTATACATATAGTGGTAAGAAATATAATAAAGTAACGTATAGTTTTGAGTAAGGAGTTAAATAATGAATAATTAGCTGACACAGGGGGAACACATGCAAGTAATAACAGATTTTCTATGTGAGGCATGGCGAACTCTGACAAACTCATTCGCCATTAAAGCCTTACTTGCGGTCATAGCCGAGGTTGGCATATATATGCTAGGGCTCAAACATGTTCAAGTACTAGGGATATTCATTATACTGGTATTCCTAGACCTTATAACACGTTGGGCGGCTATTAGCTATCAAATGCTTATTGATATGGGGGCGAACCCAGAGAATATAAGCGGTTATGATAAATATATTGCCATTCCTGCTGCATGGGGTAAGGGAATAATTTCATCTAAGCATATGCGAAAGCCGTTTGTAACAAAAGTATTAACCTATTGTTTAGCGACTGGCGCTGCCTGGTGTTTTGATTACATGGCAGGTGCGTATGCTTTTGCTGTAAATCTAGTGTGGCTATATCTTGGCTCAGTTGAGTTTTTAAGTATCCTCGAAAATATGAGGGACGGCGGAAATAGCACAATCGCAGGGCTTTTGGATGTAGTGCATTCTAAGATTGACATGATTTTAAAGAAATAGAGGTGCATATAATGAAAATTGGTACATATTTTGATGATTATGAAGTTGCATGCAAATGCGGCCGTCATGGATACGATAGCGACGGACACCCTATTTTAGACCACATCATTGATAAAAGGCTCGTTGACGTATTGGACGCTATCCGTGAACGTATTGGGCAACCTATCGAAGTGTTAAGCGGTTATCGTTGCCCTGAACATAACGCAGAAGTTGGCGGTGTTCCAAACTCTCAACATGTTGAGGGTACGGCTGCCGACATTACTTATGACGGCATTAACGTCGATTTTCTCGCCGAAGTGGCTGAGGAATGTGGTGCCGACGGCATAGGTAAATATTACTATCAAAACTTCGTGCATGTTGACGTAAGGGGATATGCAGCACGTTGGAGTGATATTGATTAAATAGGGAGATAGATATGTATGAGAAAATCACGAACTACATCAATGCGGTTAAATCTCAGATTACTATTAAGCGGCTTATTATTGCTTGTGGTTGTGTGTTGCTCCTCCTTAGTGCATGCCAACTCATTGACGGTTACTTCACCGCAAGAGGCAACTATCAACGTGCCATTGACAAGTTGGAACGAACTCAAAGGGAACTTGATACAAGCAGACGCCTTAATCAAGAGCTCAAACTTGTCATTGAACGAGGCTCAGACCTTAACCGCCAAGCAAGCGATCGAATTGAACGAATTGAAGATTATCAACGAAGAACGGAGCAAGGAATTGACCGAGCTCAAAACTATCAACGAGAAACAGGGGCAAGAGTTAGCGAAAGCATCGGAATTAATAACCGAGCAGGCGAGCTCATTGGAAACAGCCTCCGTATCATTGAACGAGTTGAAAGCGGAAATAAAGAACAATAAACGAACAGAACAAAGGTTACGCCGTCAACGTGATACATGGGCGATTAGTAATGCCGCTCTTTTCCTAGCTGGTGCTTTACGAAGATAATTCGGAGGTGATCCTGTATCTCCTTACTATGTGAAGGTGGACACATAGGAACAGTCAAATGTTGGTTGATTGTTGAATTTCAAAAGATTGTCAAAAGATTATAATGCCTATTGTGCTAGTATTTATCAGTGCTAACACGATAGGCCTTATTTTTTTTGTATTTATTTTCAAATATCCGGTTGCCTTCATCTTGAATAAGTTATATAATGTAATCAAGATAAAGGTTACATATTAAGGAGGTAACAAAGATGACAACGAAAAGAATTCCAGTACAAATCATTACTCTAGCAGTGGATAAACAGTTAACAACAAACAACCCAAATTATGAAGTTATAACTGATTTAATAGCTAAAATCGAACACGAGGAAAGACTTTCAATGCTAAAAGTTAAGCTATCAAAACTCTATGATAGACTAGCTGAAATAGACGCTGAATTAGATTATTAAAAGTAAAGGAGTTAACAAAATGACACTAGATGAATTAAACCGAATTATTATTGCACAAAATCAACATATAGCAATAGATAAGCATAGAACATGTTATGAATGTTATAACATTCATACAAACAGACTGATAGCTGCTGCTACAACGATTGATGAACTAAAAGAAACATTAATTAAAATGAATGTAATTAGAGGATAAGGAGTACAACATGAAAATTAAAACAGAAACATCAATTATCATCGCTTTAACTACTATTAAATTATTTGAATTCAATTTAAAAGGTAAAAAAGCGAGTTTACTCAGAGAATTAACATCAAAAGACAGCCAGTTTATTAACGAAGTAAAATGCAACTGCATTATAGAAAAAGAATTGCCGGTTGGTGTTGTTTTGACAAAGTTAATGGGTGGTGTTACAAAAATAGTCAAAGAACAAATCGGAAATCTAACAAAAGAAGAAAGTGCGTTATTAATGAGATTATTGCAAAATACATTTAATGAACAATTATATATCGTAATTGATGAAGAATATGCAGAGTTAAATATGTAATTTATAATAAGCCCTCTTGCGATTAAGTAAGAGGGTAAAAAAAGGAGTGTATAAAATGTTAAAAGTAATCGATTTAAACGGTTTTAAACCTATAACAAGAGCGGTAGTTGATACATATGCAGAGGCTTGGGATGTAATATACGAGCAAGAAATGAAGTCTTCTAACTGCATTTGCAAAAATACCAAAGAACAATGGGATGAATGGGAAACTGTTGACGAAATATTCCCTAATTTTGTATGGCCTGATAACGTTGATTATGTATGGACTGCAGATTGGATAGCCGAGCCAGTTGTGGATCCTGTGGAATACAATGAGCAAAGCGTAAATGATTTGATAGACGATTTAATGTTGCATTATGAAATTGAAGTGTGCTAGCGGCTTTACTATTGAACGTGTATAATATATCTAACATAGTAATAACTTGGAGGGTATTTTATGGATAATAAACGAAACTGGGGCGGAGCTCGAAAGGGTGCTGGTGCTCCAATAACAGTAAAGCCTATTAACAAAAGAAAACAACGTGCTATATCTTTGAGTGATGCTGAATATAATGAGTTGAAACGCATAGCGGATATAAACGAAATGTCTATATCTCAACTAATAAGAGAAGCCTTTGAATTGTAACGGCAAAAATACGGCAAAAACTTATTTTACAACAAATCATTTATATAAAAATTTATATACAGAATTTTCCAAAAAAATCGATTATATATGATGAGTTATAAATATTTGATTATAGGTATAATCAAGTAGTATAATATGATAGTTAAAATGATTTAATTATCGC